AATGGGTCTACTGGTACTAATGGGTCTACTGGTACTAATGGGTCTACTGGTACTAATGGGTCTACTGGTACTAATGGGTCTACTGGTACTAATGGGTCTACTGGTACTAATGGGTCTACTGGTACTAATGGGTCTACTGGTACTAATGGGTCTACTGGTACTAATGGGTCTACTGGTACTAATGGGTCTACTGGTACTAATGGGTCTACTGGTACTACTGGGTCTACTGGTACTAATGGGTCTACTGGTACTACTGGGTCTACTGGTACTAATGGGTCTACTGGTACTACTGGTAATGTGGAAGGGTCCATAGTCGATCCAGTATTTTTTGTTTCACCACCACTATCAGAAACAAGAACTCCATTAATAGAAATAATTTCATTATATTTAATTGTAGGTTTGGGTCCATTTTTATTAGAAAAATGTAAAGTATTATCTCTACCATATGTTTTTGGCAGTCCTAATAATTCTTCGGGTGTTAATTCCTGAATTTCGTATTGATTGTCTTCTATTTTAGTTACTGTTACATTAACTAAATTAATCAAACTTGATAAACTGTCACTTTTAGAATATTGATGCACATAGTTTCTATTTGTAACTGGAAATCCTATTGTGCTACCAAACTCATCTAGCCATGCATACGATTCATCTTCTCCCAATGAACCAACAAATGTAGGAGTGTTGGGAAGTAAAATACCTACTTGTAATATATCACCTACTTTAATCTTAGTACGAGTTGAAGGTGTTATAGGTGTCGAACGCGAATCAAAATCTTCTTGGGTAATACATACATTATTTTCATCACATTTAGGGTGAGTACCTCTTGTCTTTTCAACACATTCAACATCAGTATCACATGTAGCCGGAGTATATTCAGGAGGATTAATAAGATTTATATTTGATGGAACTAATGGTTCGGTAAAAGTATTATCTGGAATAATATCTCTATTTTCTTGATTTTCATCCCTAAGAGCATTGCGTGCATCACGTTTGGCTTCTCCCTCTGCTCTCTTAGCCGACGTATAATTATTCTGCGTGACACAAACGTCGTCGAGACATTTAGGAGCACCAATAGGACAATCTTTATGAGTTTCACATGGAGAAGGAACATAAGGTGGGGGCAAAGAATCGTCATCTTTTATTTCTGGATCAACAACAGGATCAACAGGAGCAACGACAGGAGCAACAACTAGATCAACAGGAGCAATGACAGGATCAACAACAGGAGCAATGACAGGATCAACAACAGGATCAACAGGAGCAACGACAGGAGCAACAACTAGATCAACAGGAGCAATGACAGGATCAACAACAGGAGCAATGACAGGATCAACAACAGGAGCAACAACAGGAATAACCTCTTGTTCCTTAAATATTTCACTAACTCCTTCTACATTTTCTTCAACAGGCGCTTCTTTTGGTCCTTTTCTGGCTATCATATTTGATACATAAACAGTTTTAGGTACACATTTACCATTACCTCCTTCTGTAAGTTGAAGACAAAATTTATCTCCACAATCTCTTTTGCTCTCGCAATCTTTACTCACTGGAATATTAATAGTAGGTTCTATCAATCTTGCAACTTCTACTTCATCGACTATTCTTTTCTCCTCATCCAATGTTGCCACTTCTGCCAATCTTGCCACTTCTGCTAATCTTGATTCATCGGATTCTTTCTTCGTTTCTTTTGCCTCGACTTCTGATGGACCATTAATATTTTTTTTTATATGTTCAAGAATATTATTATAAATATTAATACTTCCTTTAGGAATACCAGATCGACATTTATTAACAGCAGTAGACCAACGACAAGGTTTACTATCTTCCGTTTTTTTTTTACATACATTAGTATTGTATTTTTCACATGGATCGGTTCCATTATGTTTTGTTTTTGCCTCATCATGTGAATTTCTATATGCATCTTCTCTTTGCTTAAATAATTGTTCTTGGAATTGATATAAACTATGGTTCAACCCCTGTATAAGTTGTATTTCCTGCAAAATAAGTTTTCTTTCTTTAGACGCTCTTTGAAGTGAAAAAACATTAAGTTTTGTATATTCTTTTACATATTTCTGATTATTTAAAGCAGTTGCCACCGAAATACTCATATGATTACCAAATCCGGTTGAAAAAGGTTTAGCAAATTTTTTTCGCATTTGTGTTGCTTTTTTTTTATTTTTAATTCCAACTAAAGCAACAGTAGTTTCCTTATCACCAAAATAGATAGGCATTAAGAAAAAAAATTTCATGCTATTATTGCGATTTCCACCCCTCATTTTTTTCAAACTTCTATTTCTTAAGTTAAATGATTTTTTTTTATTACTAAAACTTTTATTTCTTTTTCTTTTTCTTATTTTACCACCTTTATTACGTTTCATACTTTGATTTTTAACTTTTTTTATTTTGTGTAATCTTTTCCGACTTAATAACATTTATATATAAATAAAATTAGATTTTTTTATTGTGAACTTATATTAATAATGGCTTGTAAAATAACAACTGCTCCAATTAATATACCACCTTCTGTTAATGAAGTAGGAGGTGATAATACAGATTTCTATTATGATTATGGAATATCTGCATGTTCAATTACAAATAAAAAAACATATTTAGAAATTAATTGTTTTGATGGGATAAATAAAGTCGGATCTGGATTAACTGGTGATTTATATGTATCAAGTGTCAGATTATATAAACCATCGTTGAATTCATATAACGGTACAAAAGCAGACGCTGAATTAATTATAACTCATTCTGGAGGGGGAAAAAATTTATATGTATGTGTACCTATAACAAGTACAACTGCGAGTGGTGGGTCAACAGAATGGTTTAATCAAATAATACCATTTTCACCTCCTAAACCAAACGGTTCAAAATCAATAAATGTATCAAATTTTACATTAAATGATGTTATCCCTAAAGCCACCTTCATAATCTATGAAGGTGGCACTTTTGAATGGGGTTGTTCTAAAAGTGATATAATGCTTCTATTTAATTTAGATAGTGCTATTAATATAAATTACAAAAATCTTAATACATTGGGAAATATAACAGAAAAGGCATCATATAATATTTTAGAAGCCCCTGATTATTTAAAATCAAACAAAAAAGGAACTCTAGCAGGACCTGGAAAAATATCAGGTAGTCAAAAATCAAGTACTCTAACATGTACACCAATAACAGATCAAGATGGTAAAAATATAGAAAGCCCAAATTCATCTACATGGGTAAAAAAATCCCAAGATGCTGGTCAGATGATAGGAAATAAAATAGAACAATATTGGATCATAATTATAGGTATTATAGTAGGTATAATTGCTCTAATATTTATTATTATGGTAATAAGGGCTGTTCGTAAATCATCGGGAGGAGGTTCTTCCTCTGGTGAAGGAAATACTTGATCAAAAGAACTTTTCAAAAAGTTCTCAAAATTAAACATACCTTTTTCAAAAAAGGTAATAAAAACAAAATTAAACATAAGATATCAAAAAATATTAAAGTAAATTTAATATTTTTTACCGGGTGATGTCAGCATCATGATTGTCTTCCAAAACAGGTTTAAATTCTGGAGAAGACAAATCAATATTTCTATTCATTGGTAACATAGTGTGGATGATATCTTCTTCTAAAGTGTGTGGAAATTGGTTCATAGAATTAAAATGGCTTAATTTTTTATTTTCAGATGGTAAGAAATTTCTTTCCCCGTAACTTCCAGTTTTCCCCTCTGAACGCTGAATTAAAACATATGCTGCTACAATTCCTACAACACCTGCTAAAGTATTTTTAGATAAAAGAGACAATGCTAAAACAGCAACTCCTATTTTTCCAATAGGATTATCAATGAGTTCGGCGAGGACAAGTGGTACCTCAATATCACAAATAACAAAGCATGATAATAATAAACTTAATATAAGAGAATGTTTGTCTCGGGTTAGAGATTTCAAAAATTTTTCCATATATCATAATAGTATATTTTTTATTTATAAATTGAAAAAAAAAAGCCTAAATAGTAAATATTTATAAATATTTATGTTAGAAAATGAAATATCCACATATATAGGTTATAAGGGATATACTATTATCAAAAAATATATGTCGATTGAAGAACAAGAGTTTTTAAGAAATGATTTAACCGTTAAACCATTTGTTCCTAAAAATTCTATAGTAAAACCTCCATCTTTTAGAGTTTATCGGGAATCTAAAAATAAATTCTATATACCTAAATTTTATGGACTTGAAAATTATGGAGATCCCGATACAATAAAAACGGATAAAGGTAAATCTATTGATTTAAAGTTCAATGGAGAGTTAAGAGAAAAACAAAAACCGGTTGTTGCAAAATTTCTTAAAAATATTAAAACTCGTAAGTCGGGATTATTAGCCCTTCATACGGGATTCGGTAAAACCTGTCTCGGATTATACATCATATCTGCTCTCAAGATGAAAACAATTATCGTCGTTCATAAAGAATTTCTATTGAGACAATGGGTTGAAAGAATAGAGCAATTTTTACCCGATGCTAAGGTAGGTCGGATTCAAGCAAAAATAATGGATGTAGAAGATAAAGATATTGTTATCTGCATGTTGCAAAGTTTAAGTATGAAAGATTATCCGCCTGAAATATTTCGTGATTTTGGATTTGCTATTTATGATGAGGTTCACCATTTGGGGGCGGAAGTATTTAGTAGGGCTTTTTATAAATTAACAACTGAATATTCGTTGGGATTATCGGCAACAATGAAAAGAAAGGATGGTTTATCTAAACTATTGAATTGGTTTTTAGGTAATGTGGTGTGTAAAATAGAACGTAAGGGGGAAGATAATGTATTGGTGAAAGTTATTCGATATCATTTTGACGATGATGATTTTAACAAGTTGGAGTTGGATTATAGGGGTCGCATTAAATATACAACTATGATAAAGAAACTTTGCGAATTTGATAGACGGAGTGAATTTATTTTAAAAGTTATATCAGATTTGTTTAAACAAAACATTGATCAACAAATTATTGTATTGGCACATCAAAAAAAACTTTTAGGATATCTACATGATGCTATAAAAGATAGAAATATTGCAACCGTCGGATATTATGTGGGGGGTATGAAAGAAAAGGATTTGAAAATAAGTGAGGGAAAACAAGTAATTATTGCTACATATGCAATGGCGGAAGAGGGTTTAGATATTAAAACTCTTACGACATTGGTGATGGCGACACCAAAGGTGGATGTGACACAGTCGGTTGGGAGAATTTTA